TGAAGATAAAATTTTAACTAACTTATATTTGTTAGAAAAAAATTCATTAAGAATTAACGATAAGTTTGATGAACATCTTAAACCAAAATCAAAAAAATATAGCATAAAAGATAATAATATATACGGATGGTATAATCCATACACAACTACGGGACGACCTGTAAATAATTTTAATGGAATAAATTTTGTAGGGTTAAAACATGGCACTGGAGAAAGAGATTGTTTTACACCTAAAAATGATTATTTTATAGAAATGGATTATGACAGTTTCCATCCTTATTTAATAGCAAATATGGTTGGGTATAAATTTAAAGATTATCCATACAATGAACTTGCTAAAGTGTATTTTACAATTGACAGTCCAACACCAAGCCAGTATAAAGAAAGTAAAATTTTAACTTTTAAACAAATATATGGAGGTGTTCATAAAAAATATTTAAACCATCCCTTCTTTAAAGGAATACAAAATTATACAGATGAACAATGGGATGTCTTTCAAAAAGAGGGTTATGTAATAAACAGTGGTGGAAGAAAGATTAAAAAGGAAAACCATAAAGAAATGACTAAAGCAAAATTATTTAATTATTTAATTCAAGCTAAAGAAACATCTCAAAATATGGATACATTAAGTGTTATACACAGAACATTAAAAAATTACAAAACCAAAGTAGTTTTATATAATTACGATGCATTTGTTTTTGATTTTTGTAATGATGAATATGATAGTCTTTTTGGTATATTAAAAAACATAGTTATGGATAAATATCCTATAAGCATAAAGAAAGGTAGCCATTATGGGGCTTTGTATGAAATTTAATATTTATTCATGTAGAAATTAATACACCCATGAACAATCGCCTATATTGTACATTCGTTGAACTTGACGAAATTAAAGAAATATCTGAAAAGATACAATCTTCTTATAGAGTTCTCTTTGATAAAATTTTTGTTTTAGAAAGTTTAGACGGAAAAAAAATAATGCTTACATATAATGTTGATTTAGGTAATACAAGTGGTGATTTTGCAATTGGTAATACAATATTAGTTCATAGGAAAAAACAAACAAATACTCTTTATACAATAAATGCTCTAAATGAGCTTATAAAAAGTTTAAATAATGGTTATTTAGATAAATCTTATTCTATAAACTGGAATAATTATAGAAACTGTATTCTACTTGTACAATCAGAAGGTTTTAAAAAAGTAGACACAAAAATTAAAGAAATAATTAATCTTTCTTAAGGAAAACTTGGTTTTCCCAAAAATTCTTTATACAATCGTGTAAAGTATAAAATTAATATAAATTATTAAATGAAATCGATATGGATTTAAATGAAATAAAAAGTCGTTTGGAGCGATTAAACAACCCAGGAAGTGGAAAAAAAAGTGATTTTAAACAAAACTTTTGGAGACCACCAGTAGGAGAAAAATCACAAATTAGATTAGTACCCTACAAACACAATAAGGATTTTCCTTTTAGTGAATTATATTTTTATTTTGGTATTGGAAAACCACGTATGATTGCGTTATCAAATTTTGAAGAAACGGATCCTATACTAGAATTTGCAACTCAATTGCGAAAGACAGGTGATAAAGATAATATGGAAATGGCTAAAAAATTATTTCCTAAACTTAGAATTTTTGCCCCTGTAGTAGTACGTGGAGAAGAAGATAAAGGAGTTAGGTTTTATGAATTTGGTAAAATGGTTTATCAAGAATTATTGGGAGTTATGTCAGATGAAGATTATGGTGATATTACAGACATTTCAAAAGGACGTGATATCACAGTGGAAGTAATCCCGGCAGCTGAAACAGGTAAAATGTTTAATACAACAACTGTACGTGTTAAACCAAACCAAACACAATTAGTTGAAGATGCCAAACAAGTAGAATCTCTTTTAGAAAACCAAAAAGATTTGGTTTCCCTATTTAAGAAATATACATTTGATGAAATGAAGGATGAATTACAAGGTTGGTTAAAACCAGCTGAAAATGATGGAGGTAAAGAAACTGAAGTTAAAGAAGCACCTTCTAAGACTAAAAAAACAATAGACAGTAAACTTGACGAATTATTTGATTAATGACTAAAAAAAAGAAAATAGACACAAATAGAGATGAACTAACAGGGATACTTGCAGACTCTTTAAATAAGAAGTTTAGTAAGACACACCATAGAGTTGCTTATTTCCTAGATGGTAGTGAAGATTCACCAACAGATGTAAATGATTGGATTTCTACAGGTTCTACAGTTTTAGATCTTGCTATCTCAAATCGCCCAAACGGAGGATTCCCCGTTTCTAAGATTGTAGAAATCACAGGTCTAGAGCAAAGTGGTAAATCCCTGTTAGCATCTCACATTATAGCAAATACCCAAAAGAAAGATGGTATTGCTGTTTATATTGACACAGAATCATCCTTAAACGCACAGTTTTTGGAAGCAATAGGAGTTGATTTAGAAAAAATGGTTTACTTACCTCTTGAAACAGTGGAAGATATATTCGATGCCATCGAGGATGTTATCCTAAAAGTTAGAGAAAAAAGCCAAGATAAATTAATTACTATTGTTGTTGATTCTGTAGCTGCTGCTACTACTAAAATTGAGTCAGCCGCTGACTTTGAAAAAGATGGTTATGCTACACAAAAAGCAATCATCTTATCTAAAGCTATGCGTAAAATTACCAACTTAATAGGTAAGGAAAAAATACTTTTAGTATTCACTAACCAATTAAGACAAAAAATGGGTGCAATGCCCTTTGCTGACCAATATACTACTTCAGGTGGTAAAGCTTTACAATTTCATGCTTCCGTTAGGTTACGTTTGAAACAAGTTGGAAAACTTAAAGAAAAAATAAACGGAGTTGAAGAAATTGTAGGGTCTGAAGTAGAAGTAGCTGTAGTTAAAAATAGAATGGGCCCTCCAAATAGAAAAATTCGATATAATGTTTTTTACAGACAAGGTATAGATGATTTTGGTGGTTGGTTAAAATTAATGAAAAATTACAAAGTAGTTAAACAATCAGGTCCCGTCTGTAAATATGTTGATAAATCAACAGGAGAAGAACTTACATTTTCAGGTAAAGAACTTGAACAAATATGTACTGAACGACCTGAAATTAGAAAAGCTATGTATAGAGATACTTGTGATAAATATGTTATGAAATACCAACATGAAGAAGAAAAAGAAATGAATCCAGATATTAAAGTTGATGAAAATGGTTTATAATGGGGAAGACAATATTAGATTTATTAAACAATATTCAAAAAGATGACACGTCAAATCCTAATTCTAGGGTATTAATAATTGATGGACTAAATTTATATTTAAGAACATTTGCCGTAAATGGTATGCTTAATGATAGAGGTGTACCCATAGGAGGAATGATGGGTTTTTTAAAGTCTTTAGCTTATGCTATTAGAGAAACTAACCCCACCAGAGTAATGGTAATTTATGATGGTGCGGGTGGTTCTCAAAGACGTAGAAAAATGTCTCCTAATTATAAAGCAAACAGAAAACCAGGTAAAAGAATAACACGTTGGGATGCTTTTAAAAATGTAGAAGAAGAAAAAGAAGCAATGAAAATCCAATTTTCTCGTTTGTTAGAATATTTAAACACATTACCTATAAATGTTATTTCAATAGATAAAATTGAAGCAGATGACACAATAGCATATGTCACTACTAATTTATTAGAAGATGAAGTAATAATAATGTCTGCAGACCAAGATTTTTTACAATTAGTTAATGATAGAGTAACTGTATGGAGTCCCATTAAAAAAATATTTTACACACCTGAAAAAGTTTTAGAAGATTATGGTGTACCAGCTCATAATTTTTTAATGTATAAAATTCTTATGGGTGATAAATCAGATAATCTTGAGGGGGTAAAAGGATTAGGTCCTAAAAAACTACCTAAAATTTTACCTGATATTTCTAAAAAACCTCTTGATCTTGATTTTATTTTAGATTATGCCTCTAAAGGAATAGAACCCATGCATAAAAGAATTACCGAATCTGCAATTAAATTAAATTTAAATGAAAAAATGATGGATTTAAAAAATCCACCTATATCAGGAGAATTAAAATCATTAATAAGAAGATTAACATCTCGACCAATAAATTTGCTTTCCTCAAATGACTTTAATACAATGTATACAGATGATCAAATGGGAAATGCTATAGACATCCCTGATGTTTGGTTAAAACAACATTTTACAAGATTAAATAGTTACGCAAAAGCAACACATGAGTAAATTAACCCAATTTGGACATTCATTTCAGGTAAAAGTACTATCAGTTTTAATAACTGATAGAGATTTTTTACAACAATCATCGGACATAGTTTCTCCTGATTATTTTGATAATGATGCTAGTAAATGGATTATTAAAAAAACACTAATTTATTACAACAAATATAAAACTGTTCCCACAATGGAGGTTTTTAAAGTGGAATTAGATAAAATAACTAATGAAGTACAAGGTGTAGCTGTAAAAGATTTACTTAAACAAACTTATAAATCCTCAAAATCAGATGATTTAAAATATGTAAAAAACACATTTTTAGATTTTTGTAAAAATCAAACATTAAAAAATGCTTTAATGAAATCTGTTGATTTACTTGAATTAGGAGATTATGATGATATTAGAAATTTAATAGATAAAGCATTAAAAGCTGGTGTAGAAAGAGATATTGGTCATGAATATATGACCGAATTAGAAGATAGATTTAGAGAAGAAGCTAGAACCACAATAGAAACACCATGGCCTTTAATTAATAGATTACTTTGTGGGGGTTTAGGACAAGGAGATTTAGGAATGATAGCAGGTGGTCCTGGAGGGGGTAAGTCTTGGGCTTTAGTCTCATTAGGTGCACAAGCTGTAAAAACAGGATACACTGTTATACATTACACTTTAGAATTAAGTGAGAAATATGTAGGTAGAAGATATGATTCTTGTTTCACAGAAATCCCTGTAGGTGAAATTACATTAAATAAAAAAACTGTAAAAGATAAACTTGATTCCCTAAGAGGAGGATTATATATAAGAGAATATCCAGCAGGGCAAGCAACAGTAAATACTATACATGCACATTTAGAAAAATGTATACAACAAAATATACATCCTGATTTAATTATTGTAGATTACGCAGATTTGTTAACATCTAAATCAAGTAAAGAAAAAAGAGACAAATTAGACGATATATATACTGGTTTAAGAGGTTTGGCTACCGAAATGAAATTACCTATATGGACAGCGTCCCAAGTAAATAGATCAGGAGCAAGAGAAGAAATTATACAAGGAGATAGGATGGCTGAAAGTTATTCTA